ATCTTGCCCATAAGGTCTTGCCTGTACGGGATTCTCCGTACAAGCATATGGATAAACATCTGCCTAAACAAGTTAGCAAACGCACGAGAACGCAGGACCAACTGGGGGGTGGGCCCCTTGGGGGGGGCCCCAGTGGGGCCAAGTGGTACCACTATCCATTTTTTCCCTGCAGCGGAACGTTACGTACCTACGAGTGATTCTCCAGTTCCCACACCAGATTGTGATAGCCATCTATCTCTCCCATCAAGTTCTCCTCCAACAAAGGTGACGCCATCGGGGTGTTCATAACAGGGAGGTAGTGGTGCGAACTTCCAGTCACAATATTTCTGGAGCTGAGTGAAAGAACAAGCCGCACTCTTTGGATCCAGTTCGTGGACCAGAGCCCAAAATGATTCACGATCTTGCGCACCCGTGATTGCAACCCATTTGTCACGAGACCCAGAATTGCCTCCTCCGCTCTCCCCGGGACGGTCCAGTGACTTGTAGACGACGTCATCATCCTTGATCGCGTAGTCATACCCCTTTTCTGGTGTTCCACGAGAGCCTTGTATGTTGGGATGGCGACCTTCGACATCGAAGCAATCAGATCGGCGGAATCGTCTCTTCCTTCCAAAGTCAACGAAGCAGTGTAAATGAACACCTCCATCTGCGTGATTCTCTCGCCCAATGACAAGTTTGAATTTAAGCCGTTCAAAGAATTCTCCAACTGCTGTAGGGGAGAGGTCTCCACACTGAGCATAGGTGATGAGTGCATAGCGACAATGGAGGTCAAAATTAGGCATGGAGAAAAAAGTCCCTGGGCAAACTAATATTATAGCCCAGGGACAGAGGGACACTGTCTCCTATATATACCTCCTCCCACCCCCTTTGGATCACCACGGACAAAATGCCTCAGTGTGACGCCCCCGACCACGCCGATTACATCCGGAAATTACAAGAGTTCCGGTTCAGCCACCACCGCGACTGCAAAGTCATCCACATCGGAGATTGTTTTCCCGCCAAGCAGAATGCGCAGCCGACGCTTTCCCGCCAAGCGGCGTTTTACGTCACGGAGACGTCCAGTTCGCCGAGGACCCAAGCGCCCCGCTCGCCGAGTATACCGGAAGAGGTACACGAAGCGCATGACACGGAAATCAATAATGAATCTTACATCCACAAAGAAACGGGACACCATGGTTCCGGGCAACACGTTCCCAGCCCTCCCGGAGAACGTGGGATCTCTGACGGTCACATCAGCCACCCCGGCGGTAGTTCTTTGGTGTGCGACGGCACGCAACCTTTCCGACACCCCCACTGCTGCGGACACCATGCCGGTGAATGCACAACGCTTAAGCTCGACGCCTTTTATTGTTGGTCTCAAAGAGACGATCACGATACGTACGGACTCCAGCAATGCCTGGAGGTGGAGAAGAATAGTCTTCACAATCAAGGGAATCCCCCCAGGATTCACGGACGTGGCGGATATAACTAGGGTGTTTTCCCAAGTCGACATCGGCGATATGATCAATTATCAACGGACCAATACGGCACTTCCTTTCCCACTAGTGGCTGACGTGTACAATTTCGTCTTCCGCGGTTTCGGTGTGAACAACTTTAGTGTGGCACCCCAAGATTGGGTGGACCCAATCACCGCACCCATTGACACCATGCGCATTAGCGTCTTACACGACCGCGTCACATCCATCAGATCAGGCAACGACTCTGGTGTTGCCCAATCACACAAGAGGTGGCACCCCCTTCGCAAAACAATTCATTACAACGATCAAGAGATTGGTGGATCTATTAATGGCTCACCGTTTTCGGTCACCGCAAAACCAGGAGCAGGCGATATGTATGTTTTGGATATTATTGTTGGAAATTCAGCAGAAGAAACAGATAGACTAGATTTCCTTCCAACCTCTACTCTCTATTGGCATGAAAAATAGGAGAGTTAACCTCCACGAAAATACAATTTTTGTTCATCCAATCAATGTCCGAGTTCTCCATGTGATCCCGTGGGTCAGTATTAGATAACCAAATACTTGGTTTTCCCCACTTGACCAATTTCGGTTCCCTGTAAAGACATTTAACCGTGACCCACGCTTGGCACCCCAACCATTCCTTGAAAGATGGGAAAAACTTGATTCCTCCCCTGATGTCATCAAAAATAGCATAATCAACCCCATTTGCTTTCATACACTCATCTCCAGAAACCAATCCGACACAGTATATGTGAGTTCCAAGGGATCTTGCCCATAAGGTCTTGCCTGTACGGGATTCTCCGTACAAGCATATGGATAAACATCTGCCTAAACAAGTTAGCAAACGCACGAGAACGCAGGACCAACTGGGGGGTGGGCCCCTTGGGGGGGG